GAACGGCCTTCTTGTAGTCGTCGACCTTGACATCACCGAGCAGCCTCTTCGCGAAGTCGGCTCCCTTGGAGCCCATCTTTTCCAGGTCCTGAAAAATCGGGCTGCCTTCACGAAACGCCCGCAGCTCCTGCAGCTTGGTCGATAGCCCGCCGATGTATTGATCAGCCTGATTGGCATCGATGCCCATCATCGACATCGCACCGCGCATGCGGTGAATGTCTTCGGTCGCGAACTTGGCGTTCTGCGCAAAGAATTTCAGTTGCACGCGACTGGTCGCAAAATCATCCAGCGCACGTGCGATCTGATGAATGCAGGCAACCACACCGCCGACACCGAGCAGGTCCTTGCCGAAGTCGATGATGGTCGAACCGATTTCCTTGAAATGCCTGAGGCCTTCGCGCGCCGAAGCAGCGAAGCCTTCATTGGACCTGCGCAGCTTGTCAACTGAACTCGATCCGCCCTCGCCACTATCCTTGGCCAGACGGTTCAGCTCTCTCAGTTGCTTGGCAATCGCCTGCAGCTGCGGAGTGATACTGTCCTTGAGGGCTATCTCAAATTCAGTTCGTTGATCCATTCACTCTTCCTCTGGTGGCGGCGTTTGCGACTCGATTAAACGCACCGTCCACTCTAGGTGCCTGTCGATCACCGATAGAGGCTTGTTGAGAAAGACATCCGGGTCCACGGAATAGCGTTTCGCTAAGCGATAACAATCTAGGACGAAATCTTCGACAGGTCGGGTAGGAAAAAACTTGTGACGAGCAGCGCCGCAGTTTCCCAATCCTTCGCCGACATTTGCCGGATCGTGGACGGCGGCACCGTTGCCAATAGCGCGAGCATCTGCGTCATGGCCTTGGCATCGTAGGTGATCTTCGGCGGGTCCTGCGCGAAGTCGACGAGCACCGGGCTGCCGACGTTGGCGATATCGCCACCTGTCGGCTCCCTGAACGTCAACTCCATCGCTTCCTCACCGTTGGCGATCACCGGCTTAGTGAGCATCAGCTTCAGCAGGTTGGACGGTTTTCCGTTCATCTCTGCCATGATCAAATCTCATCGCAGGAGATGCCCTCAAACCGAACGCGCGTCTGACCTTCACGCGTGTTCAGTTCGAGCGCTGAACGGCACCACGCCTCGCGCAGCACATAATTTTTTCCGTTGGCGAGTTCGGCGGTCACCACCGAGTTCACGACTGCCTCGACCGAGTCCATCGACAACTCGGGGACCAACGAAACATCGCCCTCGATGTAGGGCACGCGCGGCATCTCAGAGAAGCCATGGACAAAATCCTGACCGGAGATGCCCGCGCGCTACAGCGCAGAAGGTGACACCGTGAAGTTGCCGCGCAGTGGATAGATGGCACCGTCAACTTTTAGGAAGGCGGTGCCAGCGATGCGTTGTGCCATTTACTCCTCCTGACATAAAAATGCCGCGCCCGTTTCCACGGGGGCGGCATGAAGCGGTGATCGAAACGTTAGTTAGGACGCTGACCGATCAGCCCAGCGTGCTGATCTGGTTGGTTGATGTCGTAACGTCGATGCCACGGTCGTACTGCAGCCGGAATTGTGCGAGCACGGCGAACAGCCGCAGACCGTTGACCAGATCGGGCGGATACAGCACGTTGACCCGCGTCGGATCGTTGCTGTCGCGCTCAACAATCAGATTTTTCTTGAACGCAGCTGCGTTCTCGACAAGACCGTTGAACTCATCGATGCGATACTGCGCGACCAGCTCTGCTTTGATCGAAGACGGAGTAACGATTGCCTGACCCGGACCGAATTGCGTCCCATCATCAGCCAATTTGTGGCGCGGATACTTGCTGGTGATCGCCGACTTCTGATTGCGCAACAGCGCCGCCAGTGTCGCCAATGTCGTCGCATCAGTGTACGCGTCATCCGGCATGCCATAGAGATTGAGCTGATACATCGTGGTTTCACGCGCGATCATCGGCACGTTGTCCGACTCGGTGCGTTGCGTCGCCATGCCATTGAGCGACAGCGAGTTCAGCTCGCTCATGATGAAACGGTCGTGCAGCCGCGCTGGCAAGATGCCGTCGAAATGCAACGACTGCAGCGGACGCGCCGGATCATTGGTGTAGCCTCGCGCAGCCTTCGCGGTGTAGACCGCTGCCCACTCCCAGACCGGCGACGGCGACAACGGCTCGACTGCCTGCGCCGAGACCTGCGGCGAGTTGCGCGACTGGCCGAATGTAAGGCACGCCGAATAGAGACCGCGATAAGCCGTCCAGATCGAGCCGAACTTCTGTCGCATCCAACCCCAACGACCGGAGTCAGTGAAACCGAACTCGGTCTCCCACGCGAGCAACGAGGTCGAGTCGGTGAACGGCAGGCAGACAAATTCGGCGGCCGCTTCACCGAGGTTGCTGATCGCATTGGTGAAGGTCGGCACGCCTGCGCCGCCCGTGAGCTGCGGCCCGCTATAGGCAACAACCAAGCCGACCGGCATCTGCTCGCCACCAGGACCGTTGTAGTAGGTATCCTGCAGCGTGATGTCGTTGCCGGACGCGCCTTTCCACCGCGCGTTGATGGTGACGGTGCTCGCCGCCACCGAAGAGGTCACCGGCAGATCGGGAAGCGCGTTGATCGCGGCATTGATGTGGGTCGCGACCGTGGCGGGCGTATCGCTTGCGCTGACCACCACAGGCACGTGCTTGCCCGCAATATAGAGATCGTACTGGCCGGCTTCCGTCGGCGGTGATGTGACGTTGATCGTGCCGGACGCTGCGGTGGCACCGACCGCCTCAGCGACTGGCAAGCACCAGACCTCCTGCGATGCATTGTTCTTGAAGAACGCCGCGCAGATCGCCGCGAGATGCGAGCCTTGACCGAACAGTTTGTTGGCTACCGCCACCGATTGGCAGGGCACCGGCACGTCAGGCTGCGCGGTCCCGGTCGTCAATTTGATGCCGACCAGAAGCGCAGGAAGTGGGAAGATCGGCAAGCCAGCGAGTGAGCTGTCCACCTCGACCCAATAGAGTGGCTGCCGCCAATTGCTCGGGATGCTCGAAAACGAAACAGGCATGGTGCCCTCCTATGGATCAGGCGTGATTGCCTTCATCCCTCTTCTTGCGATGATGCTCGCCGCGATGTTCTTGGCTCTCCGCGTTCGGGTCCGTCGTTGTCACATCGCCATCGCGGATGCGGCGCGCAGTGAACTGATCGTCCGACCAGTTCGCTGGCAGCGACGGATCGGTGAAGCCGACTTTCGTAAGCGGATGAGTGAGCAGCGCAGCCATAGCTGCGTCCTTGGCCCAAACCTGAACCATTGACGTTCTCCTTTGCCTTGCGGGTGGTGCGGCCTTGCGGCCTCAATCATTCGTTCCGATCGAGGTCGTAGACCGTGAAGATGTGTTGATTGTCGGTGTCGCCCGGCGGATGCACGGTCTCGACATGGATGGACTCAAGCATGTCTTCGACCAGCGGCTCGTACTCGATGGCACCGAGATCGCAGTGCAGCTCGGCGCGCAGCTCGGCGTAAGGCGTCTCATTGCTCTGCACGCCGACGTTGCCGTAGGAGTGCTGACGCGAAGCGCGCACATAGGCCTGAATGCGCGCGGCCGGATTATTGCGCAATGTCACGTCACGCAGCAGTCCGTTGAAGATGCACTGATAGGCATCGTCGAGCCGATACTCCATCGCATCCGGATCGTTGTTCTTGATCATCACCGAGAAGCCGATCCGCACCACCGAATGAAATCGCGCTTCGCCGATGTCGGCGTCGCCGTCCGGCACCAGCATCTCGCCCATGAAATACACCGAGCAGTACGGCATCTGGTCAGGTATGATCTTGAGCGCGTGACTGCGCGAAAACGTCCAGCCCTGGAAAAACCGCATCGCCTTCAGCCGCGAGAGCATGCCGTCGCGCACCAGAAAGCCGTAGGACCGTGTGATCGTCCTGACCGGCGGAATTTTGCCGTGGATGCGTAGCTGAGCCGTCTGCGATGTCATGGCGCTGAGGGCTCCCAACGCCGCAAGGTCAGCGTCGTCTCACCGCCACCATTGCGCGATATATCATTGACTTCCCACCAGCCCTCCGCTGGCGTACCGTCAGCACCGAAGCCACCGCTATCGTTCGGGATGTAGAGCCGATCCTGCTGCACCGGCAGCACCGCGAACTCGCGCTCAAGGATATCGAGAATA